ATACTTTGTCAGATGCTGTTGAAGTACCTGAATCAACAATAGTTCCAGAGATCGTTTGAGCACCAATAGTATGTACCTTACTTGCAGCAGCACATGTGAATGTAAATTCAACACGGTTTACTCCTGTTTGTGCAGCAGCAGTTGCAGTAATAGAAGCACTGTCTGTAGTATTAGTAACTACAAGAGTAGCACCATTAGTTACATCAACAAGTTCGTTGTAGATAACAACAACAGTTCCTGTTGCAGCAGCAGCGTAAGTTGATTCCTCAAAGAACACAGCAGTAATATCAGCGTTACCAAGAGTGTCAGTTCCTCTTCCACCTGCACCGACTAAACCATCAACTGAGACTAAAATTTCATCCCAATATGATGTTTTGGCAGCATTTTTATAGTGACGAAGAACCCATCCATCTGCTGTTGCAAAAATATTCTGAGGATCTACCCCACTACCTCTAACAGCCCACTTGGGTTTTGATTCATCTGCGTCAGTTACACCGTAAAGTGCCATGTCTATGCTCCTAAGATCGTAAAATTCCTAGTATTATTTATAAGAAAAAGGGTCTCTAAGACCCCTTTAAAATCGCTTGTGAGCGTTATTCTTTTGTAGCAAGTGCTTCCTTTACTTTTTCAAATAAAGCATCGTCAGCAGTCGTTTTGGTGAGTTTCACCGCCTTGCCGATAATCAATAGACAAATATCTATTAGTTTTTCTCCGAGTTCTGCATCGTCAGGAATTTTTTTGACAGCAGAGTCGATTACTTTGTATGCCAGTGGCATTAAAAAATTACCAATCATGATCTTAATATGTAATTACAAATTATATAGGCTATCTGTCGTACTTTTTCTTTCCGTCCTTCATGTAACCAGATCCCTTCTTATCATAGAACCGTACACCTTTTTCTCTAGTTGTTTTATAGAGTTTATCCTTTGACTCTTTACCCTTAGCCATTACGTCCTTAAACTTTTTTCCTTTCGCCATCTTATGCCTTTGTTGAGCTTTGGCAATAAGTTCATTCTTTAGTTCTGTAGTCTCGTCTATCATGTTCCTAGTCCACGTCCACTGTCATAGTTTTTCTTTCCACCATAACGTGCCATAGTATCAACGTAGTTTTGAACAGATGAGAACCCTCTCTTCTTAGCATCAGCAGCAGTTTCTTTCTTCTTGTCTGCCATGTTTTTATACTTATTAGTTCCCACAGTAGACTTTGCACCCTTAACCTTTTTAGATTGGTTGCTACCTTTTCTCATGATCGCACCTTTGCCATACTTGGCAATGATGTTTTTCTTTACTATGTCAAGTGCAGTGTCTTTTTCTGATAAGATTGAAGTTTCGTTTTTGCTGCTTTGATTGCTTTGGTTTGAGACTTCTTTCTGACTACCATAGATGTTTTCATTGTTGTTCTTTATATATGATTGTTCTTCACTTGTAAGACCTACATTTGCTACCCTTTGCTTTTTTGCTTTTGGATTAGGAGGAGTAGGTTTACCTCCACATGCCATCTCACTGAACTTCACAAGTCTTGATACAGTTGCTTTCTTTTTTGGATCGTATACTGATACTCTAGGTTCTTTCTTAGTGCCACCTTTAAAATCTTTGTGAGTATCAGCATACTTTTTCTTAGTCATAACCTCATATTCAACTGCTTCTCTTTCCATGTGTTTGGTTACATAATATCCACCAACAGCACCATACTTTCCTTGTCTTCTAAGGTTATTTCTTTCTTTTCTTCTTTTTGCTGCTGCTCTTTCTTTTGCTGCTTCTTTATTTTGTGCCTTAAACCGTGCCTTTTGTTGTGCTCGTTGTTCTGCTTCTTTGTCTAAGTAATAACTCTTTTCCTCATTCTTAGGACGACAATCATTGACGAGTTTACCACCCTTCATCTTCATGCCAACCTTCTTATGAGTCTTCCAACACTCTACAAAACGTTGAAATGATTCTCTTTTGTATGCAGGTACTTTAGCACCCTTCACACCACGACGTGCTTTGTGCTCTTCTCTACGTTTATCAATAGTCTTTCCTCTCTTACCCTCAGGATCAAACATGCCAGGATCACCATGACCAGGACCCATTCTCCTGTAGTTTCTGATAGATGCTTTACCGTAATCGCTACGACCTTTATCTACCTTTGCTTCTGTTTGTACATCAGGTCCGTCATTTACATCATCTCTCCTTCTTTTCGATTCGCACTTCATACAATCACAGTCTTCACCATGATTTTCTTTTACAGATTTCTTAACTTTGCCACCCTTTGAATAGGGATGCATAGTTATAGGTGCACCACCCTCCATGACATCAGCCATTTTAGGATTTATTTTCACCTTAGTTTTCTTTTCTGAAAGTGCTTTGAAAGATAACATTACTTTTTCATTGCTTCACGTTTTGCCTTAGTCTTGGCAAGAACTCTATCTCTTGCTTCACTTGCTGCCTTATTAGGACCATCATATGCCATAGCACCTTTCTGTTTTCTTGGTGCTTTTGCAAATGCTGCCATAGGACCTGATGGTATTCCAGTTCCTTTAGTCATGCCATATGCACTTCCTTCTTCCATAGCAGCATCATACTCTCTAGAAATTTCTGCTACTCTTTCTAGTTCTTCTGGTGAAAGAACATTATCATCAGGATGAATCTCTTGATTCTCCTTCATATGATCAGCAGCTTTGTACATAGGTTTACCATCCTTACCCTTCATACCTTTTTTGAAGTTCTGGTATGCAGGTGTGTTAGCTTTCTTGTCAGCATTAGTAACAGTATATGCTTCTTCAACATCTTCTACCTCTTCTTTTGCCATTGCTTTTTTAATAGCAGAACGACGTTTCATGAGATACTTATCAGACTCATCCTTGTCACCATCGTTGTCAACGTCTCCGTCTTCTTTACCAACTGGATCAAGTTTTTTCTTCTCCTGTAACCTACAAATTTCATTGTAAGCGTCAGTCATATCGGGTAGATCTTCTCTGTTCATTTTTTTGTAGTAACCTTGCTCTTTTTATTTATCTTTCTAATGAACTCTCCTGGTGTCATTCTTCGCATATAGTTGGCAAGTTCATCTGTTCCTTGCTCACCTGCAGGTGTAAATTCAAAACCATATACTGAATTTTTAGTCTCTGTTAGATCTTTTAACCAAGAGCGAAATATATTATCGTGCTCATCAATACTGATGACGTAATTGCTACCACGACTAACAACTTTAGAAACGATCCCTGTGTTGCTGTTTTCAACGAAAGTACCTACTGCGAAAAGTTCTTTTTCAAAGTATGCTTCTCTTAGACCTTGAGGATCTAACTTAGGAGCAACCTCATATAAATCATATGATGCTTCAGCGAAATCGTCAAATGACTCTGTTACATTCATTGATTGTCTTAATGTAAGATATAGGGCTTCTCTATCTTTTTTTGACAATTCTTTAGGAAGTCCTTTATCAAATGCTGAAAAATCATCTTCAACTGCTGCCTTACGCAACTTAGATGCACTCATTCCTTCTAAACCTTCAGCATCAGGATCTCTATCACCTGCTGAAGTTACTTTAATATCTTCAAAATTATATAATTTACCATTATACTTTGTTGCTAATGAATTAAATTCACTTACTCTGTCTCCACCAACAACTAAATTAACTGAACTGTATCCTTCGCTATCAATAGCAGTTAATACATCAAAGATAGTTTTCATATCTTCACTACTCTGAATAGCATTAGCGTGTTCTGGATACGCTTGTTTCATAAATTTAATTTTTGTACTCGGATCTAAAGGATTCTTTTTAGGATCTTGAGTTCTACTTGGATATATTCTATACTCTCCTCCACTTGCCTTTGCTTCTCTTGCTACCTTATTAATTAAAGTTTCATGCCCAACAGTAGGGGGATTGAATCTTCCAAAAGTAATAGATATTGAACCTTGATCGACCTGACCTTCGCCATTCGCAGTTTCTTCTCCTCCTGATTGTTGTTGCTGTCCGAGTTCATTTGCAGATAATTTAACTAATTTACCATCTTTACTCATATGCGTGACATTGCCAGCAGCATCAGCATACTTTCCATATCCTACATGAGTTAGATTTAATTTTTCAGCGGCTTTTGCAGCAAATGATCTTGCTGCTTCGTCTAGGAAAGCACTAAATTTTTTCATTCGTCCAATTTTTATCTAGATTAAAATTTGCTTTACTAAAAGTCAATCGATCTACAATTTTGATAGGGTGTTCCGCAACAGTAACGAATCCCTCGTGTTCTGTAGGTTTACCATCTATGTAGCATTTAACGCTGCCAGTAACTTTTATGTTTTCTAGTAAACGTTCTTTGAGTTCATAGAGCATATGCCATACTTTGAATGTAGTGACATTGATCTCACACTTGTATTTATCATCCAACGAGTCATACATTTCTTGAGGACGCGGAACTCTACCCGCACGAATGAATGAATTGATATGTTTAGATATCATTGGTCTTACTTTTGCACTAGGAATCTTACAACGTGCAACTCTGAGTAAGAATTTTATCCAATTAAAATCAGGTAGTTTTTCTATGTGTGCATCTGCTTCATTAGAACCTACGAACTGAGCAGTATCTTCACCGTAAATATTAATACCACCGTACCCAATAGCATCGTGAGATATTTCTGTGTAAGCAGTATGTGCAGCAAGGACAATGTTGCCAGTAGTCGCTTCGGAGAAACGATACTCCAAAGTGTTAGGACGATAAACGCACCCACCACCGACACCGATGAAATCAGCTTGGACAATACCACCGATACGAGGAAGATTATGCCAACATAAACGTAGAATGTCCGCCAAAACCCCTTTGTAATAGTTGTCAATGTCAGTTTGGTCATAACAAATTTTTACTTTAATCTTGTTGAAGACAGATTTAGTGCCAACAAAGAACTTACCGTTACGAGGGTCAGTTCCAAATACTATAGCAGGTGCACCATCCCATTTAACAGACAATTTGGGATTGTTCATTACCTCATTCACAGCATTTGTTGCTTCCCTACGACCATAGAGTATTAAATCTTCAAGATGGTCAAGGTGTTTGTTGGGCATGTCGTCTGTGTCTATGCCATTATTATAACACTCTAAAGTAGAATCCATGACTATAAGTGTGCCAGTTTATAAAGTGTCTACCAAGGATCTCCAGACATTTTTAAACTACTTGCTACTTTTTCTGATTCATATTTGAATCTCATTTTAAGGATTTTTTTCGTACCTGCCTTGACACCGATAGATTCATTGCCAACAGGTTCAAAAGAAATCTTTTGTTCCATAATTGCTTTTAACTTTGGATTGTTCAAAGGGTCTTCTATGTCAGCAGTATAAGGTGTTTTAGTTCCTCTACCTGTAACCTTTACATATGGAGGAAACAAATCTGAATCTGCATCAATCCAACTCTTTATAATATAATCCCTTCTTTTAGATTGTGCAAGTGTATTTACTTTCTTTAACATAAGATCTCTACACTCATTTAAAACTGCCTGACCAATTTTTTCAGTAAGTTTTTGAACCGCTTTGTTTTTACGGATTGCTGATTTTCTTGAACTAGCAGAAGATGGTAAATCAAAATCTTTAATAACCAATTTTATTGCTTGATTATTAATATCAGATAATGCAATACTTAAATCTTTTTCTACAGTACCTACACCAGGATTTTTAAATCCAATGTCTGATCTACCAGAGGTTGACTTAGCAGATAAACCAAGAAAACCACCCTTTCTAAACTCAACTAAAACGTCAGTAGGATTCTTCTTTTGATTTACATCTACACCTGTAACTGCCTTAAAAGAAAAACCAGGTCTTGCTGTCCAATATACTTTTTTAATACCTTCATATCCATGTTTCTTTCCCCACTTTATAAAATCATTTGCCATAACACTAGCACGACCCATTTGATTCGTGCCTTCTTGTTCAGTTAGAAGTTCAATTTTTTTATTGTATTGACTCTCTGATGCAGAGTCAGGGAATTTATTTTTATTCAATACAAAAGCAGTGTAAATTTCATTTACATCTGCTAAGTCTGTATTCCTTGCCATTAGTTCAAACAGGTCTCCACCTAATTATTTAGGTTTTTATTATAATTTTCTAGTGCAGCATCTAAGGCATCAGTTGGTTGAGTCATTTCTTTTTCTATTTTTTCTCTTCTTGCACTTCTTATAATCATATTTTCTATGGACATCCAATGATCAATATTAAGTATGTCTATATCTCCTCTTAATTCTTCTCTAGGTAAGGTTACAAAATCTTCTCCACAATGAGTTGGTTTACCATCTAAACGAGGACTACAAGCATGTGCAGGTGGATCTGTAACTGGTGCTGTGCATCCAACTAATATTAGTGGTAGTATCAAAAACTTATTCATCTTTTTTTAAAACTACAACAGGTGCGATCACACGATGGAACTCTCTAAAATATTCCATTCTGTCTTTAGCATACTCTCTTTGTTCTGGTTTTTTCTTAGGCATTATCCGTATGTGTGTATGTTGTAGGATTTCCTTGTAGGAGGATACTTAGGTTTTGCTTTACGCTTCACCGTTAATAGTATCTTTAATAACTTCTCTGTTTTTAATGTAGTCATACCCATTCTGGTTTGCGTGTTGGATCTCTAAGATAATTATCCTTTACCCAAGGTTTAGATGCAATGTATCTTTTATATCGAGTAAAGATATCGATACTTGTATCGAACTTAAATTGATCAGGACCTGCAAAAGCAAAGTCTGTGGGAGGAAAACAATCATCAAATATAATATCAGCACACTCAATAGTGTATTGGCAACTGTGTGTCTTGTTATATCTATGCGTATACTCAGCACATAAAGCAAGTCCGTGTTCAATTAACCAACGGAAGTTTGTTTGTGCCCAGATAGTACAAGGATGATTACGGAATGCACCCTTCTCTGTTTTGTATGGTGAACCATCTACCTTAGGTAGGACACCAAAATTATGACCCCACTTATCTGATGCTACTATAGCAAGCATCTGACAAGTTTCTAGAGGCATCTTGACAATGTGTTTGTCGGGAAGAACCTGTGCAGATTTGACAGGATCTGGGGAAGTTACGAATATGTTCATGCGTTTAGTCTAACGCATCTAAGTTAGAATGTCTAGTCTTTTGTTTCTCTTCTGTAGCAAATCCAACAGATTTACTTTCATTTGATCTATTATATCTGACTATAGAAGTCAAAGCATCCATCACTTTTAAAATTTCTTCTGGTTTAGGATCTTCACCTAGTTCTCTTGCAACATAATAATACTTGTCAAAGAACTCTTCACCAACATCTATGAAGTCTTGAACTGTAATTTTTTCTCTCATACATCACCTTCCTGACGATTCTCAGAATAATGTACATCAAACTCTCCACCAGGATATCTAGACTTAAGTTTGTCTACATTCATTTCAATAACTTCTTCTGGTGTAGTATCTAAGAGAATACATGCTTGAATAAAATACCACATGATATCACCTAGTTCACGTTTCATATGAAATAGATTTTCT